CAGGCAGTTGGGCCTTCTTTACCTCGTACCACTCCTCATCACGGTCACCCGCCGACCAAGGAAAGAAAATACCTTTGAAATCATTCGTCCCAGTCTGTGACCCAACCCAAAGCCTATGAAATATATTCCCCTCACCCTTAGCGGTGGATAAACATACAATACGACCACCCACATCGGCAATCGGTTCAATAGACGCCCAGGCTTCCTCAGAGTTCGGAAGAAACGCCATCTCATCAATAAAGACACGATAAACGGATTCACCACGAGCAGGGTCATTACCACTAGGAAGAGACTCAAGAGCAGATTCATTACTAAACACCATCTTCAACTGATTATCCGACACCAAACCAGGACCCCGTTGACGCATCCAGTCAGGCAACATCTTATACCCATACTTAGATTTTTGTAACAACTTAGCCGCCTCACGCTCCGTACGGCTCAACATAACCTCAAAACGGTCAGGCCAAAAGAACACCTCCCAAAAAGCAAAAGCCGCAGCCAACGTAGAAAACCCAATCTGACGGGCCTTCAAAACGATACTGTTACGATTAGAAATCCAAGCATACACAGTCTCAACCTGTGCTTCACGCATCTCAAACAGGATACGTCCACGCTCAGGATGCCTAATGAACCAATACGTAGAACAAAAATGTTCAAACGCATCAGCAAGGTCGCTAGGAGAAGCATCGTCAGGACCACGACAAAGACGCCACTCCCTCTCATTTAGGAGTTCATTTAATTCCATAACAAAAAACTAGTCGTTATCTCTCATCTTCAAAACAGGACGCTCACCAGAATCACAAAAAGGACACCCACCCCAACTGGCGGGAAATTCCTCTCCACAAGTCTCGCAAACAACCAAGTCCATCACACAACCCGCAAAGACCGTGTTTCCTTCTCACGAGCAGCCAAAGCACCAATCAACTCATCCAACTCACTATCAGACAATTCCTGAGCCTTACGGTCGGATTTAACCTCAATCGTAGGCGGAGCCATACGATTCGTAGCCTGAAGATACAACTGAGCAGACTTCGTATCACCATCCATAGCCTTAGTGTACAACATATCCAACACACCCTGAGTACGCTCAGGAGAACCCTGGATATCATCCACACGGTCCTGCCACTGGTCACGAAACACAGGTTTCTTTTCCCAACGCCGAAGCGTCTTAACATCAACGCCCAACTCTAAAGCCATCTTGTTCTTAGAACCAGGATTGCGCTCCATAGGGGGCGTGCAGAGCCAATCTAGGTAAGCCTGCTGGGGTGCTGATAGAATCAATTCTTCTTTCATACCCTATAGGCAACTTTGTTACCTAGGAGCCAGCCAGACAGGGCTGGCATGGCTTGTATATGTGAGAATCATTCTCAGGTAACGAATGGGGGGGACTATAGGGGGGGAAGCCAGAAAACCGCCCTAAAGGCGGTTCTAGACAAGTATCGCTTATACATCGGGGCGAGCCCAAGCGTAGCCCCGTTCCAGTAAACGCTTATACAACCGACAGGAAACCATGAATCTAGACTACCTCACAGAATGGCAAGAACTACGAGTCACCTGGCGGGATGCATACGCACCCCACTCAGGATGGCATGAAGTAGACGACTACGAACCCGAAACAGCCGTAGCCACCACCATAGGCCACTACTGGAAAGACTGCCAAGAACACTATCTGACGTTGGCAGGCACAATCTTCAAAACAGAAACCACCCCCAAAACAGTAGGGGACATAAACCACATCCCCCTAGGATGGATACTAAACATCGAGGTAATCAATGGCTACTAAAAAGAAACCAGCAAAAAAGACAGCGGCATGGACACGAGCCGAAGGCAAAAACCCCGCAGGCGGACTCAACGCCAAAGGCCGTGCATCCTACAAAGCCCAAACAGGCGGCACCCTAAAACCACCAGTCTCAGCCAAACAAGCAGCCAAATCCCCCAAATCAGCAGCACGACGCAAGTCGTTCTGTGCACGCATGGGAGGCATGCCAGGCCCAATGAAAGACTCAAAAGGACGCCCAACACGCAAAGCACTATCACTACGCAAATGGGACTGCTAAACCCCCTATAAAACCCTTACAGAATAACGGCCAAATCCAGTACCAACAAAACAAAGCGGCCCCCCCTAACAAAAATAGGGCAACATATAAAAAGATAACGCTCTCGCCACGGACTATATGAGTCCCTATACGATGATGGGGCGCACCCCCCTATGCCCCCACCCCCGACCTGTATCAGCGTGGAAGCCCAATACAGGCAAGGACACTTGTCGCTTCTATCCCCGAGGTTTCCTAGTGTGTAGGGCAAGAAGCCCCACGGCGTGTGAAAGCACTTAGGGTGGCACGCTATCAGATAAACACACAATAAACTCGGACTCGTGTCCGAGTTCCTAACAAGGAGCAATACAATTACCACTAACAAGGCAAGCGTACTCAACGCACGGAATACAAACTCTCTACGCAAGGCGAGCGACTTGTTCGCTAGTTCTAGCGCAGACAAATACGAAGCGTGGTTTTTAGTCTTTGACGACTTCATTGCGTCAGGCGTTCGTTCACCTTTGGCTTACGCTGAGGCTTTGGCTACTAATCCAATCATCACGACTGTGTTGCCTGTTGCCCAAACCGAGAAGGTTCTTGGTGCTATCCGTAACTGTGTCAAGAAGTATGGCACGATTGCGAAAGTCAAGTCTGCTCACGCTAAGTGGGCTAAGGACAATGATTACGCTTACGCAGACATCAGCAACCTCAAGAAGTTTGCGCCTGCTGGTCAGCGTGCCAAGAACAACGACAACAAGAAGGTATCGCCAGCACTTGCTGTGACGCTCACACGAGCAGAAGCAAGCAAGCGTCTCGCTGCTTACCCCAAGTCAGTCCGTGAGGACATCATCAAGTCACTTGGTATCAAGTAACTCGGACTCGTGTCCGAGTTTCACATCGTGAGTGGTGTGAGGGCACACAGGTTTTTATCTGTGTGCCTGACTCTCTACTCACAACGAGAGAGAACAAAATAGAAAGGCATTACAATGTCAGAACCACAAACACCAGCAAGCCGTATGGCTTATGCTCAACAGATGCTGGCTATCATTGACAAGCGTTTGGTTGAGTTACCTTACGAAGCAACTTGGGAAACTCGTCTGAGCCTTACTGATGCTCGCAAGCATTACATCATTATGTTTGGGGTGCGTGTCCACGGGCAGAAATGTTCGTGGGCACAACTCTCTATTCACAATGAAAGAGAAAAATAAAAGGAGCACTATCGTGTCACCAGAAACATCCAAAGCAATTGACGAGCAATACCTCGCCATTTTTGACTCGCTGATGCCAGTCATTGACTCAAGCGAGGAGAATGTCGTCTCGTTTGACGACATTGACGAGAGCGTCATCATCACGCAAGTTGGCTAACAAACTCGGACTCGTGTCCGAGTGGGTTCACACCTGAGCAGGGCACACGGGCAGAAATGTTCGTGTGCCTGACTCTCTTGTGAAAACAATGAGATAACAGAAAGGGCATTGCTATGCCAATCCAAAACATAATGACTTGTTCCGAGTCTCACTTGGAACAGGAATACGATTATGTCATCAAACAGTTGGTGATGTATTCGCAAACTATTGACCCATACGAGTCTTACGACAAGTATGTATGGTCTGAGCCTGTGCGTATGCCACAACACGAGTATCACAACGACAAAGATGTGTTTCGTCTTGTTCGTGCCGAGCGTGCTTTGCGTTCTAAACCAAAAGGAAAAAAGTAATGGATACCAACCAAAAACTTGCCGAGTTGATTTGGCATAAGCAAGTTATGTTTGCTCTGTTTACACATACTGAACTTGCTGGAATGTCTGACGACACTCTTGAAGAGAAGTTGTCCTATTACCACGAACAAATAAACAACGAGGAGTATGCTGAAAGCCGTAAAGAACTTTTAGCAGAACTTCAAGATTGGGAAAAAGATAATGGACAAGACACCTTGTATTGGGAAATGAAAACCGAGTATGATGCGTGGCTTTATCACTTTGTTCACGATGTAGTCAACCATCAAATACTCTACTTTTGTTATTTGGCACGCCAAAAGGGTACTAATGATTTGTCTCGCCAAAACATTTTCCCTGACACAGATGACGACGAGTTTTAGAATGGACGACCTTCATTATCATTGTCGTGAGTGTCGTGTGAAGCACGACCCTTGCGAAACCTGTTGGGTGCTCATTGATGAGGGCACTCACCCACAACAACCACAAAACATAAAACAGAAAGAAGAACAATGAAACTTCATTGGCGCACCAACCTATACCTGAAAGTGATTGTTCCGTTACGAGTGTATGCTCGCAACAAAACAATTTACCTGATGGAGAATGCCATTGACCGTCTTGACTTGGAGAACTCACGCCGTTATGACAACGCCGTGAAGTTCCGTGACTTTGTTATGGACGACGACCTATCGTTTTATACAGATGAGGTTTCTTACCAACTTTGGTTGGAAGACCTTGATGATGACGACTACAACTACTAATCACTTATACAAACAGAAAGAAACAAAACAATGAAAACCTTTTACGACATTGCCAGCATGCCCGAGCAGATACAGCATCAACAGTACATTAGATTGAAAGACATCTGGTACGATGGACAAAGAAAGTTACTTGGCGCTGTAAACTTTATTTCCTCTCTTACATCTAGCAACGGTGAGTATTTCAACTTCACTCGCCCAGTCAGTATGCCTGACGGAAGTGATGCGGAGTTTTATGATTCCATAAGATTAGAGTTGCCTTACGCCGTTCTAAACAGATTGCCACAGATGCTTGCCGACTTTGCTATTGTTGCTACGGCACTAGCAAACCACAGTCTAGAACTAGACAGACCAATACCACCAACAACAGAAACAGAGAAATAACTATGAAACAACAACGAGATTCACGCAACAACAAACCATACGACAACGACTTTGTAAGGGTCGTAGACCGAGCACGCAAGTTTGGTTTCAAACCTGCGTACTACATGTGTATAGACACGGTAACCGAGCGTGTCACATTTGTTGACGAGTGCGACCTCGCAGGTTTTGAGCGTGAAAACAACATTGGTTTACGCTGGCGTATCTCACCAATCTTCAACAGAGAGGAGTGCGACATCAACGGATTTCCCTTATAGCACAAGGGTTTCCCGACCTATCCACAAACTCGGACTCGTGTCCGAGTTTCTACCAAATAAAAAACAACTGCCTAGGAGGCAAACTAATGACTACATCAATCTTTGGTGTTCCCCCATTATCACCTGACGAAGTTCAGGCTTTACAAGAAAGGCTCGGCGTGTCAACCGAACTACCAACCACAACATACCAATGCCATTACAGTGGCGACTACTTTGAGCGTGACGAGTTGATGCTCGTTCCACGAACAAACTCGTCTTACGATGTGCGTCTCACCAACTCTGTAGCAGGGTGTGACCCTGAAACAGAAAACCGTTCTGTCATCAACGGCACTTCCGTTTGGATTGCCGAGGTGTATGAGATGGAGTTCTCATACTGTGAAGACTGTGCCGACTTCACGGTGAACGACGACTTAGAACTCATCAACGGTGACCGTTCTGTTTGTAGTGATTGTTACCACGAGTATTCGTGGTGTGATACTCACGACTTGTACTATCGTTACGATGACTGTGCCGACTGTGAACACGACCGTGAATGTCGTAGCCGACTCATTCACGACTATTCGTATCGTCCTGAGGTTCAGTTCTTTACTGTGTCACCTGCTGGTCGTGCGCTCACTTTATCTAGCGAGCCACGCCGTGTGTCTGTGACTGGTTTTGAGTTAGAGATGGAAGCCGTAGACTGTGATGTTGAAGAGGGTGCTGAACTCGCACAACAACTGTACGGTGACACTTGCTACCTCAAACACGACGGTTCACTCAGCGACGGTTTTGAGATGGTGTCGCATCCGATGACACGCAAATACTTAGAGTCACAGTTTGACTATGAGAACCTGCGTGAACTTGCCAAGATTGGTATGCGTTCTGCGCAGACAACCAGTTGTGGATTACATGT